CTTCGCTCTTTGACCAGCTTTCTCAAAAGCGTAAGAGCTTATTCTATCTAGCGCGCTAGATAAACGTTCATAGCCAGCAGCTTGAGCAGCACCTGTTGAAGCGTAGTCAACGCGAGTGGGTGCTACGAGACTTATGCCGAGTGGGCGATAGCGAGGAAGACGTTCTGCCATTTTTTACCTCACGTCCAAGCGGCCATTTCGCCGCCAGAGTTACCAATGCCGCCACTTGGATAAGTCATTGGCCCACTAAAACCACCACCGCTGCCACTTGGCGCTCCACCCAATGAAGCAGCAGTAAATGCAGCTTGTCCCAATGTACCAACGGCCTTGAACAAACCAGCTTCTTTAGCTGCTTTAGCTTGTTTCATTAAGTTTTGTGCAGCTAATAAACCACCCTCTCTGGCGATGATTTGATTGTCTTCACTAACATAATACTCTCTAGCACCTTCAGACGTATTATAAACCATAAGGCTTTGTGCGCTTCCAGAAAACGGATCAATCCCACCAGCAGCGGCTCGTGCATTTAATGCCGCATTTGCTCTATTCATTTGCTTTAGGACTTCAACTCCTTGAGCCCTAGCATCAAGAGCTTTTCCTTTAGCTTCTAAGGTTGCCATAGTAGCTTGACGCGCAAGACCCTTCGCCTGCGCTTGTCCGGCTCTTATACTTCCATACGCTGAAACAGCAGTGAGTGCTATTGCTATAGCTGGTAGTGCAGCAGCCATCTTATTGCCCCGCGCTCAGTTTGTAGTCGATACCTAATATTGTCATTTTCAAAGGAACCGATTGCCCGATTGTGATTTGACCTTCATAAGTATAACCCAAAATACCATGCAATGTCTTGATGCCTGTAAATTCTGGGACAGCCGAGTCTAAGATAGCCCCACCAAGACGGCGGAATGCAATCTCTTTACCACCAATCGTCATAGATTGTGTCTCGTAAACTTCGGCATTTACCTCAAAGATACGCTTCTTAAATCCGCGTAATGGGCCACTTTGTAGCCCCGGTTCTACTGGAAGCGTCTTTAGTTCAGTCTCAAAGTTTAACCCAACCTGATAGCTTGAAGTCGCCGTTTGAGCGAACGTAATAGTGTACGGAGAGCTTGGTACAACTTGTTCAGGCTCCACAATACCATCTCGTATAATTTGCACAGTCTTGGCTTCAAGATGATCCATATTAACAGAAGAAGCTGCACCACCCGTTTTAGAACAATCAACGAAGACTTCATCATCAAACAACTCCACGTAATAAACATCAGAACCATTTACGGTGCGTTTAACCACAACATAAATTGAATCGATATCAACGCCAACATTTACAAACTCACCATCGGTAGTCCACTCAGATGGTGCTGTTACGTTCTGTGAGCGTAGTAAAGTGTAACAAGCCATAGACCCGTCATCACCATTTACGATCAAAAGACGATCACCTTCGTCTGTACTTGTTGCAATGCGCGTTGCCATTTCTTCTGGAGATTTAAGCAAGTGCGACGATAACAACGATATCTTAGCTGAAGCGTAAGCGTTCTGAACGTCAGCAAACAGAAAGTCCTGTAACGCTTTACCTTGGCGTTGAATGAAAAGACTAGCACCGTCAATGTTTTGAATACGGATACCCGGCTTCATGCCAAACGCTGACTGCTGTTTAACAATCAAGTTTGATGGTGTTACAGGCTCATCTAATGATTGAGGCACATAAAATTCGCCACCCGTTGTGAACACCTGCAAGTGACGACCTGAGTAAATATCTACAACCGCATTAAACGTACCTGTATCTAATGATGCTTCAACGCTATCATCGTCAAAGGCTTCATTGACGCTGAAGTCAAAGAACGAAGCAACACGAGAACCCCATATGGTAGAAGGACGAGACCTACTACCACCAAAGTACAAGCGACCCTCATGGAAGGTAACGCTTCTAGGCCATCCACGAGTAGAAGACCACGTTGGCTCATAGCCATGTTCAGTCTCGTAATCACCCGCAGCTATTGTGCTTGTGTCAAAAAATGGGATTTCTGTAATCGCTTTAACTACGGTATCACTAACAAATTCAACAATACGAGCGCGACCAAACCCTGTTAGCGCAACAACATATTCATCAACCATTGCTGTACCAAATGGTTGAATTTTGTAACCAGTTGTAGCGTTTGGAGCCGTATCCCAATTTGGATAAACGGTAAGAACCTTTGTCGAAGCAACGTAGTCTTCAACGTGACGAACCTGACCTGCACCAGTGCCGCTAGTCAGTGTAATGAACATACCGTTGGGTTGGTCATTACTGGTAAAGCTACTAGCCGCCTTCAAGGTAATTGTGCTTATTGTACCAGCCTGTGCGGTTCCTGTGTCAGTAGTAGCACCAGACGCGGTAAGGGTAATGTTACCACTAGCTGCGCTAGGCGTGATGTCATAAGTCGTTACATGCGTATCTAAGTCAAAAGCGTATCTTGGAATGAAGTCAAACTCGATAACACTTACTACCCAATCGGCATCGGTTGCACCGCGCACGATCTTTATAGGCTCAAGGTCTTCATGTACGACAATGACAGTATCGGCAGACTGCACCCAATTCATCTCAGGTAGGATAGCCGCAGTGAGTGCAGATACGGTGGCATAAGGATTACCAGAACCGTTAATGTTTGTAATCTGCACACCGTCCTTAAAGACGTACATTCTTCCCGGCGTAAAGACGAGCATGTAGCTATCGTCTACACTAAACTCAAACGCAACCATACGAACAGCGTTTGCAGCACCAGCATCAAGCGTGGATATATATTTGGTTCCCGGCCTTCGGGTAGCACCACCCTGCGGCTGAATAGTAACATTACGCGCAGTCGTTAGACCCGACTGATACTGAGCAATATCTGTCCTTGAGCGTAACCGTGGGTCTAGCTCTCCAGATGTAAAATTGTTCTGCATACGAACAATTCGGCTCATGCGCGTATCTCAGTTAGTGGGAAGTCCATAATGTTTTGGGCGGGACGATCAACGCCATCAATGTTCATTGAAACGCGCACCAACCCACCACGCATATTTTGATCTGGTGAACCATACGCAAGGCGATGGTAATAGTCGCCTTTTTGTATTTGGTCAGTGATTGGCTCGGCAAATGCAGCAGCCAACGCATGTTTCAAAAGATTGACAAAGTATGGCGGGAAAAAGGCAGGTTCTGGACGATACTGATAATCAATCCAAACGTCCTCATAACTCGTATAAACGGAAGTTCCGTATATCTCAAAGTCTCTTACTGGTATCGCGCCAACCGCACCAGTGATGAATAGAGCTTTAGGATTACCTAGAATGTCACCCGGCAGTGCGTACTGATATCTCCATTCATTAACTGGAGCATCAATCAATCGGGCTAACTTAACCTTCTTGATAGACCAAGAATATGGGTACTGCATAATCAGAGTGTCGCGGATATCGTCATATAAACGATCCGCAATCTGCGCCTCATCGGTTCCCTCTGAAAATGAAGAAATAGCAGACGCGCCTAGCATGAGCATGGCGTCCGAACAAATTGTTAATTTGGTATCTCCAGAAGCCATATTGTACTCCGCAAGAAAAGGGGTGAGCCGAAGCCCACCCCGATCCTATTAGTCGCCGTCAGTTGCGGCAAGTGTCGTACCGTCAGCAACGTCAACAACGCCACCTGAGTTCGAAAGAACTTGGGTGAGGGTGCTAACGCGAGTGCCTCCAGTAGAAGTTACACAATAGATCAGATCGCCCACTGCGAGAGTGTTTGAAATGCTATTGAAATAACCAGCGGTATTTACATCAGCAATCGTATCAGCGGTCTGATAGGTGTAGATGCTTGGAGCATTACCCTTCTTAGAAGCTGAAACAACGCCGAGACCAGCAGCATCAAAAGCCATAATTCAGTCTCCTTACTCTGTGCTGGATATTTTGACGATACCCTCGTCGTCGATGGCAATGGCTCCTGCGGAGAACATTGAAGCGACAAGGAAGGATGTCTTTTCAGGCACGTAGTTGATTTCTGACTTTTGGTTCATGCTGATGCCAAGGCCAATCGCATCGCGATGGAAGGCAAAGCTGGTGCGAGTGGATGGAAGTGGCAAGCCACCTTCATCACGATCACCAAGCATGATGAACTTAAAGCCTAAGAACGTGTTGATCTCACCCATAGATAATGCCTTTACAGTGGCAAAATCGGAGCTTGTGAGTTCAGTTTCGTCAAGCAATGCAGCCAGACCATTAGCATGGATAACCATGCAACGACCTTCAGCAGGGACGTTTTTGGCGTCCAGAGCTTTCTTAGCAGCAAGGAGCTTGGCGAGGTTTAGGTTTGTGCCTACGCCACCAATGTCTGTACCGACAGTGGATGGTGAAGACGCAGCGTTCAGCGCATCAATGACAAGCTGATCCATGCGACGGCCAATGGCGTTGCCAACGACCTGCACAAGCTCACGACGCTCGTCAAAGTTTACTTTAGCTTGATGGAAAATATCACTGTACTCAGCAGCAATATAATCCGACATTGAAGCTGTCACCTGAGAGTAGGAGACGTTCAAAGGTGTCACGTCCGATTGAGGTACGCGAACAGTTGCAGTGCCTTTCCCAATCTTAGGGAACTTCACCTGATTGCCTTCGACGTTGTTTCGCTCACGAGTCACGCCTGCAAGCGCACGAGACGCCTGATATGCCTGCTTGACTTCTGCATCGAACAACTGGACGAAAGCGTTAGAAATGCCAACAGCCATTTCCAGTTCCTTTCGTTAGAACAGTTTATCAAATTATTCGCCGTGCAGGTA